CAAGACCACTACCATCTGTTCCAATTTCTATATTTTGACCATCTTGACATCTAATATTGATTTCACCATCAAGATTGAATAAGCCACCACTAGTTATAGTAGAGGCATTAACATTACTTGCGTTAATATTAGTTATTGGATATTGTGAAGTTCCAATGTTTGAATTTGTTGCAGTTGGATAAATTTCAGCAGTATCAGTATCTGTATCGTAAGAGTGAGTAAAACCATCTAATGCGTCTTGCTTTCCTGCAAAAGTTTGGAAATCTGTTGCGTCTAAATATCCATTTATCGAGCTTGTTGCTTTGGGTATCGAAACCTCATTATTTACATCTTTGCTTAATGGAGAATCGAAAGTAAGATTGTCTTGTTTGTCGTTTAACGCAGAAACTAAATCGGTTTGGTTTGTCAAAGTTCCCTGGATTTGTCCCCAAAAGGCGTCTACAATTCCGCTTCCTCCCAAGATATGTATATTTAATTGGTCTCCGTTGTCTTGCAAAGAACCATAGCCGTCTACACTTAAAGATTTAAATGTTATGCTGTTCCCTGTTATTTCCTTAATAATACTGCTGCCGCTACCCGCTATCGCAGCAGTAATTGTCTCCAAAGGTATTTCACTCCAATATCCATTTGTGTTTAGAGGGTCGTTCCCTTGGTTATCGTCCTGCAAACTGATAAATAATTTATTATCTACTCTTACAATGCTATGTTCGAAATAATTTGTTATTGACAACCACTCGGGAATTCCGTTTTCATATAGGTATTTCAAAAAATAAGATAAAACATATCCAAGAGAATTTAAATCTTCTCCATATATTTTTTGGTTAAGATTATTTTCGTCTTTTACCCAACCTTGTCCATAATTTTCGTTTTGTATTAAATCAGGGTCTCTTGAAAATGAAGCAGTAGTTCCGTCAGCACTTTCGCTCCTGAATTCTGTTGTCAAGGTAGGTTTACAATTTTCTGCAAATAATTTTACTTCTTTTCTTTCTAGTTTTGCCATTTAAAATACCTTTATTATCTTATTTAAAACTATATATGGAGGATTGTTGCTGCCGCTTGCTTGGTCTTGGTCTCCTACTTGTCCATTTACATTTCCGACCGTTCCAGTAAAACTTGAACTTGCGTGCGTGTGTGTGCTTGCGGCGATACTTATATTGCTTGTTGCCCCCTGAACTACAACAGTTGTGTTTTCTGTTTTTGTTGGACTTCTACTACTATATGCTCCGTCGTGAGTAACGTCAGTGACATTAACTCCTTGAACTTTATTTTCTTGACAATGATAGTCCGAAAATTCTAGTAAATGTCTATGGGGACTCGTTGCGTGCGTGTGTCCGTTGTCTGTTAATGCGTGCGTATGGCTTCCGCTTGCCCCTGAAATTGCAAGGTTTCCAATTCCGTGTTTATGACCTCGGACAACGTGCGTATGGTCTATCGCCCCGCCCGTTGCTCCAAGAGTAGAATAAGAGCCACTTGAATTCATACCCAACACAAATCTTTGTCTTAAATCAGGCAAGTTGAAAGTAGTAGAGCCGTCGCCCGCCCCATAAGTTGTTCCTATTACTCCAAACAATTTTGAATATTGAGTTCTAGAAATTGCTTGCCCTCTACAAAAAAGCCAATTATTGTTTGTTAAAGAACTCCCCGCATAATCTTGTATTGTTCCAACAGGTAATGCGTTGGGGTCGTTTAATCCCGCAAACCAAATCCAATAGCCCACACTCGAACTTGGATTATTTCCTATGTTGTCGTTTGTTATACTTAAATAAATATCGCTTCCATACTTACAAAGAGAATTGATGTAGTAGGTGGTGTTGGCGTCATATTCCGCCAATCCTTGTTCCAAAATATATTTTAATTGATAAGTAAAGAGATAAAACAATCCGTTCATATCTTCCGCAAAAGGTCGAATTGCCCCGTCTAAAATAGTTGGGAACCAACCTTTCGAAAATTCCGCACTTTGAATTTGGTCTATATTTTTGGTGAAGACTGGATTATCCAAAGTCGGAGAACCAAAAGCAGTCATTTGGTCGCTTGTGCTGTTCTCTCCAAAGATTTTTTGTGTTTTTCTATCTAATTTTGCCATATTATCCCACTAATCTGATTTTGCCGCCGCTAGTATTTCCAACTAAACTCACCCCCGCTTGATAATAGTTATAATCTACTCCACCATTAATTGACAAGAGAGAAAGTGTGAAAAATGGGTCTCTCTCGGGTAGGTCGCTGCTGCTACTACCGACGCCCGCAGGGACAGGAAAAAATTCAGGAAATCCTTTTAGAACTTTTCCAATATTTGTTGAATCATCGAAATAAAAAGCAACATTCATTGTGCCGCTTGCTACAACATCAATTTCGCTTCCGAATAATTCAAAAAATTTGTCATAAAATGTTTTATAAGTCAAAATTTCATTGTTCAATCCGATTATTCTTAACTTAATCAACATTCTTAATTCCTGGTCGTTCAAATCGTAATAGCTTTTGTTCTTGGTTTCTAGTGTCCAGGTTCCTCCAAAAATTGGATTTTTTAATGTTTGAAAAGATAATCCGTCTACATATCCGTCGATATATTGATAATTGTGCCAAAGTTTATCGAAAACAATATTGTTGTATCGTCTTTTGACTCCAAAATATTTTGCGACAATATCTAATTGTTGTCCCCTTGCGGTGTTGATATTAAAAGCATTTTCTAATTCTTTTGCGAGGTCATATACTTCTGCCAATGGGCGAATAAAAGCCGCAATGACCTTTTTTGCCTTTGGTTTGTTGTGGTATTGTATAATCAACAAATTTTGATAATACTTAATAAATTCATTAATATTTTCCGATAACATTTTTAGTCTCCCCAAACGTCTTTCGTTAATATAATATCTTCTTGTCTAATAGTAAATTTGTGTTGATAGGTATCTGGAAACACCAATTCGTGTTGCGTTGCCGAATCAATAAACCACCTATTTTGTAATGTTCCCAACAAAGAATATATATCTGTTCCCGAACCGCTATCGTCTCTAATAGGAACAAAAGAGCGATAATGTTCGTTCGTCCCTGTAATAGCCGAAACAAATTCAATTGTGTTCGATACTACACTAACATTTCCATATCCGCTTATTTTCGTGGCAATAATGTTTTTAATATTTGTAACACTCGAAGCCCCCGAAAAATCAAGCCCAGTAAATGTTCTCGTTTCAAGTCCATTATTAATATTAACTTTCAAAACTCCGTCTGTAATACTCGTCCAATCCTGGTAATTAATATCTTGAGTTGCTGTAATTTGAGACGCCTCTCTTCTTAATACTACTACAATATCATAATAAGAATAGTCGTCTTGAACCTCGTTTGCAATACAATCGATTTCCGTTGTGCTTGCAGGTTGATATATAGAAAAATTGAATCTTTTAGCAAATTCAGGAATGAATAAATCGGGATTGAGATATGCTTTTGAATTTTTTGGAGTTGCCCTCATAGATATAATAATAGGTTCGTAAAGAGGACGATTGAAATATATATCTTGATAATGCCCCAAAATAGTTTCTACCGAAACCTCCACACTATCTGCCGTTGTTTTCATACCGCAGCCCACATTTAATCTCAAGAAAATCGTATTTGCAATTTGTTCTTCGTCGCCGCCCTCTACTATTATCCAAACCGAGTGGGCAGGAAAATTGCCGCCCGCCTCAGTAGAAGTATCAACCGAATCTGTGTTGTTTTCAAATACTGCGGCGTCAGTAACGTCATTAAGTTGCCTCAATGATTTATTTAAAACTTCTACACTTCCAAGAAGCCCATAACCAACTGCCTTGTTTCTTCTTATTCTTAATTCTTGGTCGGTTTCTTCGTTTTCCCCTATAATAAATGGCTCGTTTGGATTCGATACAGAAAGCCCGACAACAACCATTTTTGCCCTTGTAATTGTGTTGGGAGAAACATAAACCTGCCCCACTTCTCTCGCTCTAAAACTTAATGTGGCTACTTGATGAGGAGATAATATTTCAGTATTCAATAACAAAAATTCGTTCCCTATGTTGTCATAAACCGCAAAGACATTTTTATAATTTTCCGAAACATATTCAGGAAATCTGTATTGACTAAATTCGTTTAATCCAGTTATCTTAATTTCTTTGTCTGTTGTATTTTCTACTCTTACAGGAATTATGGTATATGTTGCCCCTTTTCTTATCACGCCATTGTATGCTACCCTGTTGTCAAGACTTATCCCAATCGCTTTGTCGGGGTCGAAAGAATTGTAAGTGTTTAATATTAACTCCTCCAAATCTCTAACGGCTTGTGCAAATATGCCAACCAATTGTCCGTCGGGACTATCGCTTTCGAAAATTGCGTCCTCTCCAAATATTTTTTGAAGTCCGTCTGTTTCATCGTCGCCGTTAATGATTAAGTCTTTGATTTCTTCAAGACTCCTTATCTCTATTCCTTTTTCAGTTATTTTGTTTGCCATATTTTCCCTATATTAAAACATTTCCACTTATTTCGTTGCCATATATATCTATGACTTTATAACTAATTGTAAATTTCCTGCTTTCGCTTAAATCCGCATTTAAAAATTCGCAGCTACTTACTTCGTCAATTAACAATATTTGTTTTCTACAACTTATGATTATTTCTTTTTCCTTACCCTTGCTGCCCCAGAAATTTTTCCAATCAACACCAAATTCAAGGTCAAAAAAACAGTCATAGTAAAAGGACAAAAGGTGAGTTTCAATTCTTTGTTTAACCGCCAAAGAATTGACTTTATATCCTTGAATTCCTTTTCCAAAAATCCAGTCGTGTTTTTCGTCAATCGCTCTTACTTTCATTGTCCTGGCACGTCCTCCTCTACATTTTCCTCAATTATTTGACCGTCGCCAGGAACAAATAGCTCGTCAATTCTTCTTATTAAATCGGGAATGCTTATTATAGCCGCCCCGATTTCTTCTGCGGCGGGAGTTCCTAGCTCTGCGTCGTGTATTGCCAATGCTTCAATACATAAAGACAAAATTGCTTTAATCTTACTCAACAATCTATACATATCTGATAAAATGAAATCAGGTTTGGTTGGGTCGTCTTTGTTTGGCTTTTTATAATTTTCATTAAAAATTGTAAACTTTCCCTCAGGTTTTTCAAAATCAAACCATTGATATCCGTGTCCGTGTGCTACAAATCTTCCGTAAGAATTATTGATTTCGAAGTTGCCCCAAGGATATACTCCAACCATACCGCCCTCTGAAAATATCTTTACGTCCATATAATCTCGTCCGCATATAGTTACTCCGTCGCCGCCTACCGATACGTCGCCGCTTTCGTATCTTAATCTAGCGTGGTCATTATCATAACCATATTTATTAATAGGGCAGTCGCAAACCTTTGGAAGTCCCTCGGGAGGATTCCACCAACTTGGACGAGCGAAAGTATCATTAATTTTGTTATCTAGTCCGCATACAATAAATCCGTCTGAAATATCGTGTTTCCTGTCGTTAATAGGTTCTATGGTCGTGTCGTTATAATACCATTTATCTATATTTCTATCATTAAACAAACACAACACCGACATACCTTTTAAAATCGGCTGATGAAAACAATTTCCAACGACGGGAAGCTCCAAAACATAAGAACCATAATCTTCGACTTCGTTTTTGTAAATATCTACATTCTTCTCGGTTTCTACATTTTCAAATTCCAACGATACAGTGGCGGTTTTTGACTCTGCGTCAAACTCAACTATTTTTCCAATTTGAACACAATTAATGTTAGAAAGAATTTCCTGTTGAAATTCCTTTAATACATCATTTATTGTTTGGTTAACTTTAACCTCTGCCATTTAAAACATTCCCAAAAAACTAAATCCCTGATTGCTGTTCCACGCCTTAATTTTTGTCGTGTTTTCGCCGCCAATGTTTTCTCCCAAACTTAAATTATGAGTAACGGCAAGAACTTTATAAACTCCATTTAATTTATCCGAGAAAGAACTTTTTAATTCGAAAGGACGCCCAATTCTCAACGTCGGTTCAAATAACATTTTAAATTCTACCACTCTGTTCCTTTTAACAGGAACTCCAAGCAGCCCGCTACTAGAATCGATTAAAGGAATAGAACCTGAATCCCCCACAACATCATTAT